CTAGAATACCTAATATATATATACCTAAGCAGTCATCAATACCTAACAGACAACATATAACAAGAACCTTACCACCTATTTTTGATATGCCTTGTACTACCATTAGAAGGGATGGTACAAGTAATAATCAGTTATTTATAGATGACCCTGCAGGTAATATAAATATTTGCCCATTACCTTTTTATGAGCCTATAAATTACAACAAAAAAGATTTAGTAATTATAGAGAAAAAACAAGATCCACCTACAAATGTGGAAACACCTGAACCTGAAACAGTAGAACCTGAAATACCTGATGTAAAAGAAGAAAAAACACCTTGTCCTGATCCAAAAAAAAATAACCCACGTATAGGTGATTTAAATAGTAAAGGTACTGAAAAAGTTACTGGTTTTAAATATATAGAAGAAACAAAAGA